TTAAAAATCAATGCTGTCCTGGACCCAGAGGCACTCGCCATCGCTGCCGACTGTGACGTGAACTTAATGCGTTTTTGGAAGTTAATCCACACGATTAAGATGGATATGTTGTCTATCTGTGCTAATAATGGTCCTAGAGCAGTCATTAGTGGGATTATTGTTGATGGTGAGGGTTATGTAAGGAGCAATACTTACGGCATGATGAAATTAGTTGATAGGCAGGTGTTCAGTGCTGTAAATTTTAGCAGTGGACGGTTCCAGAAACTGTCCACCTAATCCACCAGGGCGAACGCCCTACGCTATAATTACAAAGTAATCAACAGAGAGGTTTCATGATTGAGTTCACCGACGACCAACGAGTTGAAATGATTGAGAATCAGTGTGAACATATTTTTGAACTTGCAGGAACCTACACTGAAATGGGTACAGAAGAAGATAAAGAGAATGTTCGTGCATTGTATGAAGAATATGCAGAGTGGTTGGATACTTACACCTGTGTGGAAGGTGCTCCCGAGGAGTATATCACCGCATGGGCTCCTAACCTTCTGGGGAGTGCCGGTTGAGTAAGTGGTACAGGAGGGGTTCCACTGCCCCTCCCATGCCCTATAATATGTTCAACAAGCAAAGGAGAGCATGACCCGCACGATTCAGGAAGTCCGCGCCGACCGTGACCATCACCTTTCCATCCCTGAGAATCGCATCAATTATGCTTTTCACTTCCTCTATGAGTTTGGTCCCGACTTCGTAGACTACAGCAAGTGCTACAACGCCATTGCAAAATGGTCTGACCAACTTGACACCTCTGAGGCACACTACTAATGACCATCACTGCTGCAACTACTGCTGACTGGGTTGACTTCTGGGAAAACGAAATGACTTCTTCTGTTGACATGAATCAAGAACAAATCACCGCAATGCTGACTGTTTCCGAAAACATTCAGGAGCAGATTGAGATTGTTGGCGAACTATGGGAGATGAGTGACTTTGAAGTCAATGCTCTATGTGGTCTCGTCGCTGACGCATTTGCTGAGCAAGGTATCAGAATGGAGGCACTTGTTTGATGGAGACAACAGCAGCAACTTACATCATCAATGTAACAACTGATGAGGGCATTTGTTCTTTTTACAAGACAATGCCCACCACACCAAAAACATCCAAAGGAGTTAAAGCACAGAACGCAAAGTTGTCCAAGTGGGTAGAACAACAATACCCAAACTTCACTGAGTACGAAATCACTCCCGCCAACTGATGAACTACACTCTCAAACAACTTCAAGAGCGAGTCAACAAACTGATTGAACAACAGGGTGAAGATGCAGATTGTGCCGCGTGGATTTACACCAAGCACGATTGTCATTTGAAGGATGAAGATGGTGAGATTGATTATGAAAACAATGTAGAAGATCCTGAAGTCATTGAGCGTATCTTTGATGAAGTCGGGAACATTGATCACATTTACGCTGTGATTCAAGAGTGTGTGGATGAAGTAACTGAGGAGCAGCATATAGTAATGCAACAAGAATATGACGCATGGTCTTTTGATTGAATCATGACTCCACAACGCGAACTTCGTATCGGTGAACTTGATAAGAGTATCATTGAATTGTCCAAACGTAAGTTGAAACTTCTCCAAGAAGTCAACGACATCAACGAAACCATTTCTTTTCTTCGTCAACAACAGGAGCAACTGATCAATGTGTGAGATGAATGTGACCAAGCAGGAACTTGACCTTATCATCGGACGTTTGCAAGATGCGATCAATGTGTGTCACACTGCACCAGAGAAAGAGGATGAAGGTTGGCCCTACGCAACAGGATTTGCACGGTCAGCAATGCAAGGTGCGGTGGAAGACTTGCAGCGATTGATGTGATATAATTAGAGTTGTAGAGTTTAAGTAAGTAAGATGACTCAGGAAAAGAAAGTATCATTGAATGTCCAAGAGATTGGAGTTTTACTTTCTGCTCTACAACTATTAGAGTTTGGAGATGAGAACATGATTGCCAAACATTACGGCAGTGCTCCTTCACTTTACAATCGACTGAAGGAGATCTATGATGAAATGGATGACTCAATTTGTGGAGTTGAAAATGACCCAATCTGTGAACCCTCTTTCTGAACTTTACATGAACGACCAAGACATTGAGCAATTCATCAAAGCATTTGATGATTTCATGCAACATGCAGAAACGGAGATTGATTCGCATCAAAAGTGGAAAGAAGCGGAGAGATATAAGGATGAGTTCTATGAGCGTAAAGCAGCAGAACTTGAAGTGACTGTTGATTATTATTTGGAGGAGTTTGTGCAATGAATTTTGATGCTGAAGAATTGAAGTATTTGAATCATGTTTTACGTTCTACCAGTTCTTATACTATTGCTCAAGGTCGCGAATCTATTGCCCCAAGCGTCAACCATTATAAATTGATGGATAAGATAAAAATGTACGAGGACCGATTGCGTCATGGATGACATCACAAAGTTAATCCTAGCAAAGTATCAAGTTGAAAACATCATTGAGTTGATTAAAGACAATGAGTATAGACAGTACATGTTTATGCACCTGAACCCAGTGTTTTATGAACTTGAGCGACAGTTGACTAATCTCACAATCGCTGATAAAATTAAACCAACTCAAACAGAGGAATGAAAACACTTTACATTGTTGATTACTGGGTGCCGTTTCCACAATCTGAATATGGTGGAGTTGTAAACTTGATTGCTGGATCTGACGCTGAAGCATTTGAATTGTGTGCTGAAGAAGAAGGATTAAATCACCCTGGGTATGAAGATCGTATCATGCCTAATATACTAAAGGCTCAAAAGTTTGCTTTGGTAGATGAGTATGAGTCTGCTATTATCGACGCTTTTACAACTTAAGGAGAATTAAATGCCGTACAAAATTATCAGTTTACCTAACAATGTGAACTGCAATGATGGAGTTCCTAATGTAACTGACCCACGTTGGACAGATGTTGAAACTGGATTAAATGAACAAGCAGCACAAGAACGAAGAGAGTATTTAATTAGTCACGGTGGTATTGACGGAGCACCACATTACAATCCATGTAAAATCAAGGTAGTGGAAGAATGACTGACGAACGCACTTATCGAATTGAAGAGTTATGCACCAGTGGATGGACATTGGTTGATGAACGTTTCCAAGGAATGGATAAAGAGAAAACAAAAGAAACTCTACAATGGTTGATTGATCATGATGAAAAGAATCCAAGCAGACTCCGTGCCGTCCCTGAAAGAAATTGAGTTCAACCATGATGCACCAAAAGGATACAGATACGAGGTCGTTCGCAAGAACGCTTCTATTCTTGCAATTTGGACTGTATGCAACCCTGGGTTTGTTTACAATGATGGTAATGATGTTCGTTGTATCTGGGGATTCTACAATCCAAAGAAACAACAATACTACGCCCCAATCAATTCAAACAAAGTAGGTGATCCAGTTGACTTCAGTAACACCACCCCCTACACAGCAATGCAACTCAACTTCAACCCCCTTGAACAACTCTTATTCACCTAGAGTTGATGATTATGTAAGGTGGGTTGATTCACTAGGAAGAGTTACAGAAGGGTGGGTTTATTTCTACAGTGAGCATTACATCACGATTGAAGTTTCTGTAAAGGATAAACCCAAGTGTGAGTACACAAAGAATGAAAAGCACAAGAAGATTCATTGTTTAGTTGTTTGTTATCCTCAGTATTGGGAAGAACTCCAATACATCAAGAATAGGAGAGATCCAGTAGACATTGACTCTTACAAGTCTCAAAAAGGTAGATACTCAGATCCTCAGTAATTTCTAAATACTTCCGAGGTTTCTTACGAGTTGGGTAGCGCCCTAATTTTCCACCTATGAAGACATATAAGAAGTTCAATGAAGCAGCGGTGTTAGCATTGCCTGCATTAAAAGCAGCGCCATATGTAATACCTGCTTTAGGTGCGGGCGCTAATATCCTGAAAGGGATGATGAAGTCTGATGCTAGTGATAGATTCAAGGCAAGACAAAGGGGAGGAAGATTAACACCAGGAGAAGCACAGAGAAGACAAGCGCGTGAAGATAGAAGAGCAGAGGCACAACGTAGAGCACGGGAAAACACTCCTGTAAGTAAACCAAATGCAGAGAATGTTCCTACTGCTAAGAAACCTGATAGGGAAAAGGTTGACCCTAGGTTAGAGAGAGCAGCGAACCAAGTTATTGATTCATTGAGAAAAGGTAATACCTTAGCGATTACTAATAGGGAGACAGGATTGTCTGATAGTGAGAAAGCAAGAGTTGCTGATTTAATGAAGAAGGTAGGGAAAGCAAAGAAGAATAGAAAGACACAACAAACTGAGAAGGATATTTTAGATTATGGTAGAAACAAAGAAGGGATTGCAGAGAGACCTATAAGGGAAGAGAATAAGCATAAGGATGCTAAGTTACTCTACCAGTACAAACAGTTGCAAGATCCTAAACCAAAGAAACCATTAGATATATTGAAGAGTAAGAAAGGATTGGCATAGTGAATGTGGAAGATTTGGTGTAAAGCATTAGGTACAAAAGAGGGTAAGAGTAACAGAGAAGCAGATGCAGTTGCTGTTATTCGTACCCTTATTTTGTTGGGTTATATGATTACTAACTCCTTCATTGTGTCTGGGGTGGTTAGGCATTGGAATCCAGTAGAATGTGTATCCGTTGATACAAAAGAGATTAAAAAATAGGTTTTTAATATACAAATAAATATAAAACTGCTTTTTTATTGTTAAAGTAACTGGGGAGTTGCTGGGGAGTATCTACAGAGTAACTTCGTGGTTATTATGTGTAGAAACCTCCTGGGTGTTGTGAGTTTAGCGAGCGTATCATAAGACGCGCAGTTCGTCAACCCCCAGGGACGGCGAAAAATCAGAGAACCCACACATTTTCTCGACGAGTTTTATAAATAAACGTTATGAATCTCGACGAGACTTATAGCTAGACGAGAATACAATCTCGACTAGACTTGCATCTCGACGATATATCTGCTACAATACACAAGAATCTCGACGAGGATTATGTACGACGATTACGATCTCGACTATACATATACGCATGATTATGCACATGATCTCGACGAGACATATGATATGTGGGTGCAATCATTCGCGAACGCATCTACACATCTAGATGAGGATCTCGACGAGGAATATGCACGCGATGCGCAAGATTATGATGCGCTTGCGTATAAGCATTATGCGTGATATAATCTAGTACACATACACACATCTCGCCCGCCATGTTAACACATACAAAGCGCACGGTTCGTGTTACATTAGATATTGAGTGTTATGATGATTTAGACCTAGAATCATTCGATTGGAATGATATTCTAAGTCTAGAAGGTGATGAGTCAGTGTATGTTACCACCAAGGAAGTTGACTTATGGTGATGTTATATGCCACTTCGTGAATTGTCCACCTCTTCTTAGGGGTGGTTTTTTTATGATTACCGGAAGGCAGGAGCGGTGGCGATGTATTTTCGTCTACAGGGCTACCCCGCCCCTCGTCTGATTTCTTATAAGATACCACCGAATCCGTACCCGTGGGAGATTCGTATGCCACTTTGTGCAGTGTCCACCATTGCCACACAGGGGGCGGGTTTGGTGTATTGTTAATGGGTCGTCAGGAAAGTTTCCAATGCGGAAGATTGAACAGGCAATGAACACCGCCATCGCTAACAGCATCAACTGGCAATCTGGTAACACTTCTGTTCACTTTAACGAAGAAGAAAACCTCTCTGTTGTTCGTCTTCACGGCAATAAGATTGCTGAGATTGGTGAAACTTTCATTCGTCTTTTTGACGGTGGGTTTCAATCACTGACTACAAAATCCCGTCTTAATGCTATTCTGGCGGAGCATGGTGAAGATGGTGATTGTGTGTTTCAAAAGAACTTTAATTGGTTTGTTTCTATGAACACCGTGCAAGGTCTCACCACTGTTCCATTCTTTTCATCAATGCGTCTGGGTTGATAAGAATATGTGCCACATGTTTTAGTGGCACAGTAAATGAGCACAGTGCTCAAAATCATGTATTGTACTTAAGTCCTCAGGAAAGTTTCCGATGTTTGATGAACTCTGGTCTGAAATCAATGATTCTCAGGGTGAAATTTATGATGTGATCGAATACAAGGAAGAATGGGAAAAAGAAGAGAAATTTGACGTGGAAAAGTATATCAATGGGGACACAGATTTCTGAGGAAAATGTTACCCAGGTTAGCCGCTTCGCTCCAGTTGACGGAGTGGCACAGGACCGGTTGCAATTCGCCCGATTCTGTGCCATCATACCTGTATGAACAAAACACAAGCGATTGAAATCCTCTCCACCGCCTTCGGTGGTTCCTACACAGGCACCCAGGTCGTGCCTGCCTGCTCAGGCAACCTGATTCAGGACATCATGAACGAAGGGTCCGAAGGGAAGACCTACCACCGTTGGGAGTGCTCCCCCCTCCCCCGTTGCGTTGAAGACTCGCAACTCATCGCCGTCGCTAAGCATTATGTGTGACGGTCGGGGAACCGTCCCCAACCTATTGACTTTCCTCTGAATCCATCCTATCTTCCGGACATGAACAAAATCCAATTCGATTCCAACGGCATCTACGCCAGCAATCCTAAACTCTCCGCCATCGCCTTGCAGGTGATGGAGCAGGAGAAGCGTGAGCGTGAACTGCGCCGCTCCCTGACCGATGAAGACCTCAACGGTGGACAGTGGGGAATCTGGCACATCAGCGACCGCGACTGACGCGCTGACCCCTTATAATTTTCACATACCAAACAAACCACTTCACACAATGCTCAAAGGAACCGAACTCCTCTCCGCTATCAAGACCATGGAAACCGCTTCCCGCACGGAGCAGTGCCTGGCATGCGGTTATGTTCGTGAGAACGGCAAACCTGCATTCACTGCATTTTATGAGGCAATCCTTGAGGCACGCGGTGTAACTACCGCTGCAGTTGAGAAGGAAGAAATGCTGGGTGAATATCCCGAGCAAAATGAGATCCTGACTGAACTCCTTGAAGATTATGATGCCGACGCAATTAAGGCATTCATTGAACTCTACGGAGAGGAGAATCTTGAGTCCTTCACTGATGCTTACCAAGGCGAAATGTCTGGTGCAGAGTTTGCAGAACAGTTGACCACTGATTGCTACTGCCTTGACATTCCTTCCTTTGTTTGTGTTGATTGGGAAGCAACCTGGAATCAACTCTGCTACGATTATGATGAGCAGGACGGTTACATTTTTTCCCGTCACTTCTGATAACACTTAAGGGGGACAATCGTCCCTCTTTTTTTATACCCAGGGCGGCTGCCCATAGGCTCTGCCTCCATCCTAGCACGCTTTAAAAAACCAAAGGGGGAAGGGTGGACAGTAGGGGAACTGGTCAAAACGCTTGACCTGACCCCTGCTTTCGCTTATTGTACTTTCAGTTCAGACGGGTGGCGCTCACCCGCTTCTTAAATGGGATTCCAAACCAACGGTTCAGTTCATCACGAAGGCGTTGCTAATGAGCACGACACCATCGCTCTGCTCAACACTTCCAACCTGTTCACCGAAACCGTGACTCACCTGGGCGGTACCAAGCACAAAGCAGACGCCATGGCGGGTGCTACCCCTATCAGCATCAAACATAAGGCAGGACTGAAGAACGGATCCTTTGATTGGGTCAACACTTCCAAAACCGATGACCTGCTGGACTCCGCCCGCTTTGACGACTTCCGCGCTTTCATCACTGCTGCCCGTGGGTGGGATAAAGAGCAGCGCACCGCCATGGTAGAGGAGACCCGTGACCTGCTGAATGAGGTTTGCTCTGATGCCCTGGATGCCATCACTGCTGATGCTCTGACTGCCTGGGTTCGTGAGCAGGTGGTAACTGCAAACCATGGGATGGTGATGGCGGTGACGGATACCAATGCCCGCCGCTGCTATGTGTGTGACCATGACGCCCTTCAGGTTGCCCGCCTGCTGAATGACGGATACACCGCCCGCCTGATTGCTGGTCGTGGGATGACCTCCCGTAAGGTTGTGCTGGTCAAAGGCGACGACACTGTGGATTGTGGACTCCGCATCCGAGTGACCAGCAACAACGGCATCAAAGCATTTCTGGGGTTGAGCAAAGCGAACCGCAATTCTCAAATCGTTCTGAAGTTGCAGCAGGACCGCGTGGACAACCTGGTTAGCACGGCATCCGACGTTAAGGAGTTGACCTTCTGACCAGTTGGGGGACTGTCCACTGATTCGGCACCGGCACCCGTTCTCCTGTATCTTATAAGGGTCAAAGGAACACAACCGCATGAACGCTTCCGCTTCCAACCTCCTCTCCATCGCCGCCGACCTCAACGCTAAAGGTAAGGAAGTTTCCGTCAAGCGTCTCCGCACCCGTGGACCCCGTAAGGGTGAGACGATGCAGCGCACCGACGCTTATGGTCACATGACTGGCGTTGGTTCCGTTCGTGGCGTGGATGGTCAGACTGCTTCCCACGCTACTGGAGCAGGTAAGGGCGGCACCATCACCCGCGTCACTGGGTTGGGTCGTCAGTGGGTTGGTGATAAGGATGCCAACGCCCGCCGTCAGCAGGCACAGGCAAAGGCAGACCGCATCGCCGCTGCCCGCGACCGCCTGGGTCTCTGACCCGTTTCGTGGTATGATTCGTGCAACAACAAACAACCCGATGACCTTTCCAACCGCTGACGCTAACGGCACCATCTCCTGGAGTGAGGCAGTCCAATTCGTTTGGGATGCTGACCAGGACCTGAACTTCCTGCCACAGTTCGCTCAGGATTATGCCCACCTGTGTGGTGAGCGCATCGACCTGGGTGAGTTGGAGACCTGGCGCTGTGACCTCATCGGCGCACTGATTGCCGACCTGGTGTTCGGCAGTTGACCACAGCGTGGGTTCGTGATAGGCAGTGCCCCCCTTGGTGGGGGCGTTGCGCCGTGGCGCGTGTGGCGTCCCCCCGTATATAAATCGCATGGGTCCCTGGAGTCTACAAAGTGTTACGGACAGGCATAAGATCTTATGCTAAAATACTTTTATAAAACCTCTGTTTAAAAAAAATTCCGGAGTAAAATTTTATGCCCTGTAGAGATTTACCTAGTAATATAAGAGAAACAAAGTATCCTGGGTATTACATTACTGAGGATGGTGATGCTTATAGGGAACCTTTAAGTAAAGGGGAGCGTATGCCGATTAATGAGTATGGGTTAGTATATTTGAAACCAGCATTACGTGGACATGCGAAGTATCCAGAGAAGCAATATCATGCTGTTAATATTACACTACGGGATGAGAATGGGAAGTGGTTAAAGCAGATTAAAGAATGTAATCATAGATTAGTAGCAGAGACGTTTATTCCTAATCCAGAAGGATACACTGAAGTATTACATGGTGATAAAGGTAATAGGTGTAATCATTATACTAATCTAAGGTGGGGAACACATAAGGAAAATATGCAGGAAGCATCTCATACTTTACCAGAAGGTTCAATCAAAATTCATAATCGAAATACTACACATCCTGATGGATGTAAACGAAATCCAACAAAGTATATCAAGAAAGATGGTGAATGGATTTTAATTCCCAGTGATAAACCTCCATGGAATAAAGGATTAAAGGGGAGTTCATGGAATACCTTACCTGATGGAAGTATTACAACAAGGAAAGTAAATGGAAAACCTGGAACGTTTATAAAAGAAAATGGTAAATGGGTGTATCAGAAAAAAAAGAAAGGTTGAATATTAAAAAGTAATAGATAAAACAAAAGTGATTTCGAAGATATGCAAAAAAATCCCGGAGAAAATTTTTCGACTGTAGAGGTTGATCCTGTAACAGGGGAATATGTTATCAAAGTACCTGAGTGGATTATCAGTGAATTCGGATGGTATGAGGGTACTGAAGTTAATATGGAAGTAGAGAACGGTTGTATCGTAGTAACCGAACTTGATTAGTGGACATAAGGTCCATCTCATAGTATAATTACTACTGAATCGATTCACATTCAAACTTGACCTAATTATGGCAAAAGGATTTACAGTAAAAGCAAAAACACCCACTGTTACAAAAGAATCAGAGTGGGATTATGATAAAGCAAAAGAGATGATCAAAGGTAAGACAGTAGTCTTCTGTCTACCTGGAAGAGGAGTATCATATACGTATTTGAAGAATTTTGTACAACTTTGTTTTGATCTTGTACAAGCAGGTGCTAGTATTCAGATTTCACAAGACTATTCGTCTATGGTGAACTTTGCACGTTGTAAGTGTTTAGGTGCTAATGTATTGCGTGGACCAGATCAGAAACCATGGGATGGTAAGTTGCAATATGATTATCAATTGTGGATTGATAGTGATATTGTTTTTAACGTAGAGCGTTTTTATCAATTGGTATTGATGGATAAGGACATTGCATCTGGATGGTATTGTACTGAAGATGGTCAGACGACATCTGTTGCACATTGGATGGAAGAAGAAGATTTCCGTTCCAATGGTGGTGTAATGAATCATGAAACCTTGGATAGCATTGCAAAACGTAAGAAACCATTTACGGTTGACTATGCAGGATTTGGATGGTTGCTGATTAAGAATGGTGTCTTTGAACATGAGGACATTAAGTATCCTTGGTTTGCACCTAAGATGCAAGTCTTTGAATCTGGTGAAGTACAAGACATGTGTGGAGAAGATGTATCCTTCTGTCTTGATGCGAAGGAAGCAGGATTTGAGATTTGGTGTGACCCTCGTATCAGAGTTGGTCACGAAAAGACTCGCGTTATCTGATGAGTGCGCGGGAACTCTATACAATTTCTCATAATGGTCAAGTACTTTTTGAGGGCTTGACCCAAGAGGAATACTTTGATAAACTAGCAGACCTAGCGGAGGATTTTTACTCTTCTGGGTCTCCGAATCCATCGGAATTAATTACAACTATTACTAAGGAAGACTAAGTTATTATGGCGCGTTCTAAGATTGGTTTGAATGGTGGAACTTTTATTGAGTCTAATCCCAAGAAGACTCGTCAAGGGTCCGGAAAAAACACGAAGTATGCCGCTTCTTCTCGCAATAGTGCTAAGAAGCGTTATCGTGGTCAAGGGCGGTGAATACCGGGTGCCGATGATTGATACATAAGGTTAGAATGTAAACAAATGTATGGCTTGTTTGATTGCTAACCTTCCTTCAATGGAAGTATGGGTTCGTAAAGAATATTTGACTGATCATCAATTTGGTCATGGTGAATTTGTAAAGGGCGTTTGGGTATCGGTTAAATCCATACCTGGACGCGCTTTTTATTTTGAAACCTACTTACCAGAATATGCGGCAATGTATGATAAATTGCCGATTAGTGCTTTTGTATCAGACCCAGAAACACCAACACCTGATATGAACTTACCTAACTTACAATTCTGGAATTGTATGGACTATGGTGTTGTATCAGTTGATAAAAAATTCATTGGCTCAATGGATTTTGAATGCTATACTAGAGACCACGGTATGCAAAAAGGTACTTACGTTTGTACAATCGATAATTATCATCACGATCCAGATTATGTTGATTGGGCAACCAGTGAAAATCCAGCAGAACATAAGTCTCATAACTTAATTGAACTGGAGAATGGACAGTACGCTCTCTATCCTAATAACCGTTTACGTATCTTTGATAATAGTTTGACTCCTGTTGATCCTAAAACGCCAGATTTTAAGGTATCAACTCAATATTATTCTGTTGAAAATGGATTTGAACGCCTTGGTATGGGTCGTGAAGATGAATACCATTGGAAGACTGCGAAAGAACGGGAAGAGGAGGAGAAAATAAATACCGATGAGGGATAGAAACCCCTATAAAAGTTCTGATTCACACAATCAGGAGCACAATGGGCAATTCACCTGTCGATAGAGACAAAGACTATATGTTCCAAACATATGGTACTAGAAGTTTAATTACTGATTATTGGTCAATGCCTCATAAAACAAATGATGATCCCGAAGAATTGACGGAAGAAGAACAAAATGAAGAACAAAATCAGGAATGAGGGTATAAATAATTTCATAAAAATCTACCCACACGATGTCTTCTCAGAGGGTTTCTAGAGCATTTAAAGATATTAGTTTTGCCTTCGATCCACATCCTGTGACGAAGGACCTTCCTGTTTTAATTAATCAACGTGCAATCGTTCGATCTGTACGTAATTTAGTTGAAACAATACCAACTGAACGATTCTTTAACTCTACATTAGGCACTGATATTCGTGGTTCCCTCTTTGAATTCATTGATTATGGTACTGCTACCGTAATTCAAGACCAAATTAAGAATACAGTTGAATTTTATGAGGATCGAATTGAAAATTTAAAGGTTCAAGTTGATCCTCAACCTGATAATAATAGTTTTGATGTAAAAGTTTTCTTTGATATCGTTGGTTCAGATTTTCCACCTCAAGCCTTCTCCTTTATTTTGGAGACAACGCGATAAAAAATGCCTTTTACTCAATTTACTAACTTAGATTTTGATCAAATTAAGGTCCAAATCAAAGATTATCTCCGTGCTAACTCAAATTTCACGGATTTTGACTTTGAGGGATCTAATTTTTCTGTCTTAATCGACACTCTTGCTTATAATACCTACATTAATGCATTTAATGCAAACCTTGTAGTCAATGAATCCTTCCTGGATGGTGCTACAGTACGTGAAAATGTGGTTTCATTAGCAAGAAACATTGGTTATGTACCACGTTCTAAAACGGCAGCAAGGGCAAACGTTACTTTTTCGGTACCAACCACCACAAGTGGTCAATTCATCAGTCTTGAGGCGGGTTTGGTGTGTATTGGTGCAGTAGATAACACATCATATCGTTTTTCAGTACCAGAAAATATTAGTGCATCAGTAGTAGATGGTGTAGCACAGTTTGGAACGACTGAAAAACCAATTGAAATCTTTCAAGGGTCGTTCCTTACAACACAATTTTTAGTTAATACTGTACAAGATCAGCGTTTTATTCTTGATAATCCAAATATTGATACTTCAACTATCAGAGTATATGTAAAAGGTATCAATGATACTGGTTTGGGTCGAGAATATCACGTCGTTGATAACATTTTAAACATTAATAAGGGATCTGAAATCTTCTTAATCCAAGAAGTACAAGAAGAGAAGTATGAACTCTTGTTTGGTGATGGATATTTTGGTAAAAAGTTAGAAAATAATGCTGTTGTAACTGTTCGGTATATTGTAACTGATGGTGAAGCAGGTAATGGACCATCATTATTTGATTTCCAAGGTAATTTTGTAGATGATGGTGGAATCAGACTTATTCCTAGTGCCTCAGTGCCCATTACAACCGTCCAGAAGGCGATTAATGGTGGAGAAATAGAGAATATATCGTCTATTAAGTACTACGCTCCTAGAATGTATTCAGCGCAATACAGAGCGGTTACTGCTAGAGACTACGAAGCAATTATTCAATCGATTTATCCAAGCACAGAATCGGTTGCTGTTGTTGGTGGTGAAGAATTGTCCCCACCAAAATTTGGAACGGTACAAATTAGTATCAAACCTAAGAATGGAACATATGTTTCAGATTTTGATAAACAGAATATATTGAATAAGTTAAAACAATATTCAATTGCAGGAATCAATCAAAGCATTATTGATTTGAAAATTCTTTATGTTGAGATTGACTCTACAATTTACTATGATACCTCAAAAGTTTCTAATGTAGACGGTCTTAGAACAAATGTTGTAGATGCCCTAACCAGGTATTCTAAAGATGTTGATATGAATCGTTTTGGTGGTCGATTTAAGTATAGTAAAGTCTTACAATTAATTGATAGAGTTGAAGATTCTATTACTTCTAACATTACAAAAGTAAGAATTAGAAGAGATATGAAGGTTCTTAAGAACCAATTCGCACAATATGAGTTATGTTTTGGTAATAGGTTCCATGTAAATCCAAATGGACTCAATATCAAGTCTACAGGATTTAAGATTGCTGGAGAATCTTCGGTCGTATACCTTACAGATGCTCCTGTTATTGGTACTGAAATTGATAGAACAGATAGTGCTGATCAAGCAACTCAAGTGTTCCTTGATAGACCACAGACACTTGATATTGAGACAGGTATTCTTTCTATAGTTAAGCTTGATTCTGATGGTAATAGGGTTGTTGTTGCAAAAGAGGCAGGAACAGTAGATTATAAAAAAGGAGAAATCATCCTTAATACTGTGAATATAACTGAAACATCCAGACCAAACGATATTATTGAAATACAGGCATTCCCAGAATCAAATGATGTTGTTGGTCTTAAAGACTTATATCTGTCATTTGACATTCCAAATAGTGGAATAAATATGGTTAAAGATGTTATCTCATCTGGTGAAGATATTTCTGGAGTCTCATTTACAAGAGATTACTATACTTCAAGTTATTCAAACGGAGCATTACCGAGGAAATAAGATATGTCCAATTTTGAGAAGAAAGTGCAACTCAATAAAATTATTGAGAGCCAACTTCCCGAATTTTTAGTTGCCGATTTCCCTAAGGCAGTAGATTTTTTCAAACAATATTATATCTCTCAAGAGTATCAGGGAGGTAATGTTGACCTTGTTGATAACTTAAGTAACTATTTAAAAGTAGATAATCTTGTTCCAGAAGTTGTTGTCGGTAAAACAACACTCTCTGCGAATATTAGTGCATCCGATACTACAATTACTGTAGCATCTACTAAAGGATTTCCTGATGATTATGGTCTTTTGAAGATCGGTGATGAAATCATTACGTACACATCAAAGACAGACACTACTTTTGTAGGGTGTGTTCGTGGATTTAGTGGTATTACTGGATATGATGACACCACTAGAGCATATTTTAGCAATACAAATCGCCAAAGTGTCATTTTTGAAGAGACTAAAGCACAGTCTCACAATGAGAACGCTGATATTCAGAACTTAAGTGCTCTATTTTTACAAGAATTTTATAGAAAATTAAAGAAAACCTTCACTCCAGGGTTAGAAGATCAAAAATTTGTTGATGATCTTGACGTTGGTAATTTTATCAAGCGTGCTAGAGACTTTTATCAATCGAAAGGTATTGCCGAATCGATAAGAATCTTATTTAAAGTACTGTATGGCGTACAGGCAGAGGTCATTGATCTTGAGACAAGACTTATCAAACCCTCTTCTGCCGATTACATTAGAAGAGAAATAATTGTTGCTGAAAGTATTTCTGGTGATCCCTTTAAACTGGAAGGACAAACAATTTTCAGATCCAACGATTTGAATACTAATGCTTCAGTTTCTGATGTAGAAATCTTTACAAGGAATAATCAATCTTTCTACAAGCTTGGTATCTTTGTTGGATATAATGATAGAGATTTGGTAGAAGGCACCTTTGAAGTACCTGGATTTTCTAGAGTATTAGAAGAAGTTTCTCCAGGTGCTTCGGTAATTAGTGTTGACTCTACTATTGGATTTGGGCAAACGGGTACAGTTATATCAAATGGCAATACCATCAACTATACATCAAAAAGTATTAATCAATTCTTTGGTTGTAGTGGTATTGTAGAATCTATTCCTTTGGGGGAAGGAATTAGACAGAATGAATCTATTTTTGGATATGAAAATGGTGATGTTGAGAAAAGAGTTGATCTTCGTATAACAGGAGTTCTTTCAGGATTCAATCCAATATCTGATATCAACCTCATGGAAGAGGATGAAGAAATATATGTAAAGAATATTGGTGAGACAATTTTAAATCCAGAAGGTGATAAAACTTATAAGCAAGTTTTTGCTAATTCTTGGGTTTATAATACAAGTTCAAGATATGATGTTGAATCAATTCAGGCTTCAACATTTACATTATATTCTGATATTGATAAATCTTCGTTGAAGGTTGGAGATTCTGTAGATATACTTGTTGGTGCTAAAGTAGTACACTCAGGTGCTGTTGTTGATAATATTAACTCTCAATTAAAAGAGATTGTATTAACAAACTTAGGTCAGTTTGTATCTCAAGTAAATGTTGACTATAGTATTAGAAGAAATTTAGTTAAATCAACTAGTTCTGGTGTTATCATCAATCTTGGTGATAATGTCTATATTGCTAATGCATTGAATGTATATACTGATAGTGCTGGAAAATTTGGTTATGTTGCATCACATTCTTTACCTGGATATGATATTAAAGACGAAATTGTAGAATCAATTATTCCTAATGGTGAAGATTCCAATCTTGGTGGATATAGTAGTTTTTATCAAACATACTCAACAATCAAATTTCCAAGTTCAGTAAGATTTATCAATGGTGATGAGGTAAGATATACCGCCACTAATCAACTTTCTGGATTGGTTTCTGGAGAAACATATTTTGTTGAGTTGGTAAATCCAAATGAAATTAAACTTTATGTATCAAATTCTTTAGTATCTACTAGTGATTTTGTAAGATTTGCCCCAAATACTGATGGTGGTGAACATATATTCACATTAAAGAGACATGAAAATAGATATCTATCTTCAAATAACATTCTTAGAAGATTCCCTCTAAAACAATCATTATCATCTGGTGAAAGGGTAGATAGAACTGTTTCAAATGTTGGTTTACTTATTGATGGTGTAGAAATCTCTAGTCCAAATTCTAGAGATAGAATTTACTATGGTCCGTTAGAAGAATTAACTGTTTTGAATGGTGGTAAAGATTATGATGTAATTAATCCACCAGTTATCAAAATATCGGCAGGAGCAGGAACTACTGCTTACGGAGAACCAGTAGTATCTGGAACTGTAAAATCTGTTGTTGTAGACCCACAAGAATTTGATGTTGATGAAGTTATTTCTGTAAGTTTAACTGGTGGTAATGGTTCTGGATGTAATTTGCAACCAGTTACTGGTACTAGATTTAGAGAACTTAAATTTGATAGTCGCCCATTAAGTCTTGGTGGTGGTGTTGATATTGTCGATGAAACTATTACTTTCATTGAACCACATAATCTTATTGATGGACAACATCTGATTTACAATCAAAATGGAAATAATCCAATTAATATTGGTAATGCTTATGATATAAACAATTTTACAACAGGAACTTTGGTTAGTGGTGATGAATATGTAGTCAATGTTGTAAATCCTAAAACAATTAAGTTATTTGCGAGTGAATCTGATGCACTCAATGGTAATACTGGTATCAATACGATTGGATTTTCTACAGCAACTAATGCTAGTGGCATTCACAAATTTAGAACTCTTTCTAAAAATAATATCAGAGAGATTAAAGTTTTAAATTCTGGTTCTGGATATACTTACAGAAAGTTAAGAGTCAAATCTTCTGGAATATCAACCGAGTATAATACAGTTTCTTTCGAAAATCATGGTTTTGAAACTGGAGAAATCGTAGAGTATTCCACCACAGGTAGTGTAGTTGGTGGATTGAACACACAAAATAGATATTCTATTGAAAAACTAGATTCTCATAAATTTAGACTTGTTAATGTTGGAATTGGTGGAACAATAACAACTGATGTAGTAAGAAATAAGCATGTTGATTTAACCAATGTTGGTAGTGGATATCATATTTTCCAATATCCACCAATTTTAGTAGAAGCAAATGTTTCATTTGCAGGAACTACGGGTTCATTTACATTTACTCCAACAGTAACTGGAGAAATTACCAATGTTTATCTTTATGAAAATGGAACTGGTTATGGATCCACAAATCTAAACCTTCATAAGAAACCTCTAGTAAATATTGAAGTTGGTGAAAGGGCACAAGTTGCACCAATTATTAATAATGGAAGAATTATTGAAGTTCAAGTTCTTAGTGGAGGATCAAATTATAATTCCACACCAGAATTAACTATTGATGATGTATCTGGAACTGGTGCAATTTTAAGACCCGTTATGGTCAATGGATCACTTGATGATGTTATTGTAATTAATTCTGGTATTGGTTACAGTGCAAATTCAACTAGTATTTTTATTAAGAATAGAGGACTTGGTGCTAAATTTGATACTAGAGTTAGAGACCTCACAGTAAATGATGCCCAAAGATTTGGTGAGCATTCTAAATCAAAGAGCACTAAGATATTTTCAAATCTCTACAAAAATGAGAAGCAAAATTCTTTGATTTACGGAGTCTTTGGATATTCTCAAGATTTAGCAGAAAATTATGAATCTTTAGATGGTGGACATTCTCCAATTATTGGATGGTCATATGATGGAAATCCAATTTATGGTCCTTATGGTTATAAAGATCCACAAGATATTCAGTCTAGTGTAAAGCTTCTAAAGACTGGATATGAATTAGATTCATCAACAGTACAAGATAGACCAAACTTTACCGTAGGATTCTTCAATGATGACTATCGATATGCTGATAATGGTGACTTAGACAAGCATAATGGTAGATTTTGCAAAACACCAGAATTTCCAAATGGTGTTTATGCATATTTTGCTGGTGTTACTACTAGTTTAACATCTCCAAAATTTGAACCATCATACCCATACTTTGTTGGTGATACCTTCAAAAATCAACTTGTAGATGGCAACTCTACTTTAGATCATACATTTGATTTCAATAATTCAGATCTTTCTAGAAATACATTCCCATATAACGCTAATAAATCTAAGGCGGATTATGACTTTATCAATGAGGGATATGAGCAATATGATCAACTGAGTGTTATTGATTCTGTAACTCAAGGAGTTGTAGATTCTGTAAAGGTTATTGAAGGTGGTTCTGGATACAAGATTGGCGATAGAGTTAATTTTGATCAAGAGGGAACAAATGGAACTGGTCTTAGAGCAGAAGTTTCGGAAATAGTTGGTGCCGCAATAACTGCATTAGATACCACCTTACAATCATATCAAAATTCTGTGTTTGTATGGGATAGAGAAGGTCAAATATCTGCATACTATCGCGAAGGTTTTGATGTATTAAACAATGATACCGTTTTAGTGAGTGGAACTTCTACATCTATTACTTCTCTCAGTGGATCTGTTAAGGTAGGATTCAATACTGAAACAGTTTCTCTTGGAGCAACAATGTCCGCATATACTTCTACTCCTGGAGGAAAGTATGAGGACATTATCATTGGAAATAAACTGAATACTGTATCGATTGGTAATTCAATAAAAATTATATCTTCTCTTGGAACTGAAAACGTTACCGTATTAAATGATTTTGGAAATGGTGTCCTTAGAGTTAAGAGACATAACTCTGCAGGTTTTGCTCATACTTTTGGTAGTAAATTACAATTAGCAGAAGATAGATTAACCTTACCAATTAAAACTAAAAAATTCACATCATCTCGCGATGATTTAGTTTATTTTAATACTAAAGATTCTGTTGGTGTTGGTACAACAGCAGGTGGTGCAGTTGAAAAATCTTTCTATGTTGGTATTGTAAGCGAAACTGTTTCTATTCCAACCCGTCAAATATATCTCCCAAATCACCCATTCAAAACTGGTGATAAACTCATTTTCACAAAATCTTCCCAACCTGGAGTAGATTCTTTAATTGTTGGTAACGACAATACAAATACAAATACATTCTTTATCCCAGATCAGTTTACCAGAACGTCTGATGTATATGTAATTAATAAAGGAAGAAATTATATTGGTTTAACAACTCAAGTTGGATTAACTACAGCAGGTGATGGATTATTCTTCTATAGTGATGGTACCGATGATGCCGAATATTTACTGAAAACTGATAAAGAACAAGTAACTGGTACTGTAAGTAAGATTACGACTTTGGTAAGTTGTGGTGCTACTCATGGATTGGAAAATGGCGATTCCATCAAACTAAAAGTAGTTCCAAATACTACTGTTGGTTTAGGAAACAGTGAAATATCTCTAGAATTCAATGAGACCGAGAAAAAAATATTAGTAAATCCAACAGGAATAACATCATCATCTATTGATACATCTACTAATACGATCACAATATCGAATCACGGTTATGAAACTGGTGATAAGGTTTATTATGAAAGTGATGAATCTGCTTCTGGTCTCAGTGTAGGTTCTTACTATGTAATTAGAGTTACTAGTGATGATTTTAAACTTGCAGAGACTTTATATAATAGTAATTCCGAAACTCAAACAGAAGTCAATATTGTTGGAACTGGAGATACAAATCACAGATTTTCCTTAATCAATCCAAAAATTGATGTTGTAAAAAACAGTGATCTAAAGTTTAACTTAAATGATACATCTCTCTATGGATATAACTTAAGAATCTACAGAGAAAAAGAATTTATTAACGAATACAATTCTTCAAATGATAGCAGAGATTTTAATGTGGTTGGTGTCGGTACTGTTGGTCTTGGAACAGTAGGAAATGCTTCATTAACTATTAATTACTCTGATAATATTCCAACAAAATTATTTTATACTTTAGAGAAGAGTGGATATATTAGTACTGCAGATAAAGATGTAATTAGTTATTCGGAAATTAATTATGTTGATAGTAAGTATAACGGAACATATGAAGTATTCGGTGTAGGTACTACCACGTTTAATATTTCACCATCAGCTCTTCCAACAGTACTTAACTATAAAGATACTGATTGTGATACCTTAGAGTATACAACTACATCTGCAAATACTCTCAATGGTGGTATTGGTAAAGTAAATATTATTTCGGAAGGATTTAATTTTGAAAGACTTCCAAAATTCAAAGATGTAACATCTGTTGATGGTGAAAATGCAAATATTGCAGTAGATTCATCATCTATTGGTAGAATTAAGAAGTTGAGATTTAGGAATTTTGGTTATGATTATCCATCAGATAAAACATTAAGACCTGAAGCAATTGTTCCACCAATTGTAAGTGTTGATAATCTCGATACAATTCAAGAGAATGTTATAGAGTTTGGTGGAGCAAAGTACTTAACTGATCCAAATTTAATCCTGTGGAATGATACTAGCAATAAAGTTGTAGATACAACATCATTGATTGCAAAAGCACCAAATGGAGCAATCTCAGAAGTAGTACAAATTGCCCCATTATTTGGTTTAGAATCAGAACCACACAGAATAGTTGCTATCAATAATTCTAATGGTGTAGGAATTGGTTCGATGATTACCGGTTCTTCTGGAATTGCAACTTGTACATTAACAACACCCATCTTAGGATTTACTTCACCACCATTTGAAGCTGGAGATGATGTTTTTGTTGAAGGTATTCAGATGGAAACATCAGGAACTGGATACAACTCTGAAGATTATGGATATAAGTTTTTCAAAGTATTATCATACAATAACACAAGTCCAGCCACTCTTACTTTCGAATTGGTTGGTGATGGTGGTATTGGATTATCAACTAATCCTGGAATTGCTAAAACATATCAAGATGGATATGCAACAATTATAAACAGTAAAGATTATCCAGTAATTAATGTAATTCAGCAGAGATCTAAGTTCTCTATTAATGAGCAATTATTTGTTGATACTGGGACAGGATTCTTTGAAACAGATCTTTCTGTTTCTCTTGTTAGAGATGACTACATTAAGATCAAAGGTGATTATGATTTAATCAAGGGTTCCAAAATTAAAGGAATTGTTAGTGGAACTATTGCAGATGTTACTGAAGTTGAACGTCAAAAGGCAAACTTCAATATTGATTATTCATCCAAAGTTGATATTGGTTGGAGAAATGATATTGGAAAAATTAGTGAAGACTATCAAGTAACTTCTGATAATGATTACTATCAAAACCTTTCATATTCAGTTAAGAGTCCAATATCTTGGGATCAATTCTCCACTCCAGTTAATAGTGTTGTTCACCCTGCAGGTCTTAAGAACTTTGCTGATGTTGGTATCACATCTTCAGCAGATCTTTCTGTTGGATTGGGTGGAACAACAACATCTATTGTTGTTTTAGATGTTGTTTCCGAAAGAAGAGTTGATACTATTAATAATTTTGATAATGCTATTGATGAATCTCCAAGACAAAGTGGAATTGGAAGTTTTCTGGAATCTAATACATTACAAATTCAAAATAGAAAACTTACCGATTTCACTGAGTGTAAAACTAATAGAGTTCTGATTCATGATGATATTAGTAATCAATTCTCCAGTAAAGGATTCCAAGATATATTTACAGAAATTGAAGAAATAGATTTCATAGACAATCATGTTAGATATCTAATTCAAATTATTGATGTAGATACTTCAGATATTCAAGTATCTGAACTTGTTGTTCAGTCTACTGCATTGAATATATTCTTATTTGAGAAATATTCAACTTATAGTAATAGAAAACTTGGTTCTTTCAGAGCAGAAATTAGTGATACTGGAAGAAAAGTTCTCTTCTTTGACCCAATAGATCCATATAATACTGACCATGATATTAAAGTTTTAAAGAAAACTTACTTATATCAAGCACTTCAGCCAAATGTTACTGGAATCGGTACTGAAGAAATTGGTTCAGTTGATCTTACTTCTTCCTTTATTTCTATTGGAGATACTCTTGGAACTCCAACAACTAAAACAATTGCACAGTTTAATATAAATGATTTCAATGGTGCTTTTGCTAATATTGAAATTATTGATAGATTTAATGCTAATGTAAACTATATTGAAGCAACTGTTGGTTTTGATGGTAACGACACTTATGTGAATGAATATTATTTTGATACTACCAATCTTTCATATAGTGCAGTCCAAACCGGTATTGTTAGTGCAGTCTACGATTCAAATGTAGGAATTGTATCCTTAACCGCCTACAATTCTGGAGAATCACTTTCACCATATGATGTTCGTTCTAATGTTGTTGGATTTGGAACAACTACTTCTGGTATTGGAACATATCGTTTCCTACTTAGCGGACAACCAGATGGAACTGAGAGAAGTGCAAGACTTGAGTCCACAGTAGGATTTGGTTCAACTGCTGTAAGACTTGGTACTTTTGATATTACTAATATTTCAGCATCATCTTCTATTGTGCGCGTTTCTGCTGGAGAAACATCCGCAATTCATCAAGTTACTATTATGTCAAATGAGCAGGAGATGGAAACTCATGTTACTCCTGGTCCATTTGCTCCAGTTAATAATACTTCTGGTTTGGGAACATTTGGTGGAGAAATCAATGGTAATGATTTCTATCTGAATTTTTATCCAGATGCTGGATATGACGTTGAGGCACAGGCATTTAATGAAGTTCTCTATAGAGAAAGTGATTTTGATAATCAACCAGGTCCTCTCTCATATGGACCTTCAAACCAGTTAGTGTTCCTCAGTGCTTTTGATGGTCTAAACGGTCTCAGAGCAAATAGAGTTAATTTTGACTTGAAGTATCAAGGACATCCAATTTATTCAAAGGCATTCAATCCATCAGATACTACAAAAATTAATTACGAAACCGGCGTATTCACATATCCAAATCATTTCTTTAATACTGGTGAAGAATTGGTTTATAAACCAACTTCAACTTTTGAAGGAATTGGACAAACTGCAATGGGTATTGGTACGACTGAAAATTATGCAGGCATTGTTACAGACAAACTTCCAGACAAAGTTTATCCAATCGCTATTACTCCAGATAGTTTTCAACTTGCAACTAAGAGAGAATATGCTCTTGCCGGAATATTTGTAACCTTTACTGATCCTGGACTTGGTAATGCACATAAGCTTGATTTTACAAAGAAACTAACCAAGACAGTTATCGCACTTGATGGTATTGTTCAACAACCAATTACATTTACACCAATTAACCATCAACTTTTACATAATAATGGTGGAATTAATGTTGGAATTGCAACTTTCAATCTTAGTGGAATTTCATCCATTCAACCAAGAGATATCTTAAAAATTGATGATGAATATATGAAGGTTGTTGAAGTTGGTCTTAGTACTAATGCAAATGGTCAAATACTTGGTCCTATCAACGGTATTATCGCTTCTGGAGCGGCAGCTACACACCCAACAGTATCTGTAGTAAGAGGTGTTGCTGGAACAGCATCTACCTCCCATACAGACGGTTCTAATGTGCAAATCTTTAGGGGTTCAATCAATATTGTTGATAATCAAGTATACTTTATTGATCCTCCAAAGGGAAATACTAGAGCAAGAAGAAATGAATCAAATCTTCCATATGTAAAAGCAGAATATTCTGGTAGAACATTCTTGAGATCTGATTATGATACAAATATGCTTTTCGATGATATCTCTGATAGTTTTACAGGTATTGCTAAAACATACACAACAACTATTGAAGGAATCAATACTACCGGTGTTCAACCAGGTAACGGAATTCTATTCATCAATGGAGTATTCCAAACACCTACCACAGAAAACAACGCTGGTAATAATTATCTCTTTGAAAATGATACTACAGCAGGAATATCTAGCGTGGTATTTACAGGAATTACTTCTATAAATGGTTCCTCCATTCAATCAGAATTTGATATCAACCAAAATCAAATTCCAAGAGGTGGATTAGTAGTTTCTGTAGGTTCAACACCTGGTCTTGGTTACGCACCACTTGTTGGAGCAAAAGTTAAGGCAGAAATTGGTGCCGGAAAGAGTATTAGTGGTATTGTTGGAATTAATACTTGGACAAATCCAGTTTCAATTACTACAGCATCCTATAATAAGAATTCTGGTATTCTTGAAATTGAAACATCAGATTCTCATAATCTCAGAACTGGAGATTCTGTAAAACTGGTAGGACTACACTTTACATGCACTCCAGCATATAGTGGAATTACAACAACTATATTCCCAGATCATGATCGTTCTCTTGATATCTACGATATTGTCTCTGCAACAAAATTAAATGTTTTAGTTGGAACTAGTACAATTACACATCACTACAATACTGGTGGTGAAATTTACAGACATTATTCACTTAATATTGGATCTGGTTATAGAGGACCAGTTTCTATTGCTGTAACCGATATTGCTTATGAACATAGATTTGAAAGATCTGTAACCAATGGAGTTACAGCAAATACAGGTGCCCAGTTTACACCATCTAGAGCAAAATATACCTCTCATACAGGTGATTTGCAACTGACTATGGAAGATCATGGTCTTACTACTAGCAATACTATTACCATTGCAGATGACTCTTTAATTTTTAGATGTTCTGATGATGACTTCTTTACGGAGCAACCATATCCAAGATCGACCGATCCAGCATCTGGTCAAAATCTCACTATCACCTCATATACTGATAATACAATTACAGTCAATGTTGGTCCTGGTGGTGGAGCAGGTACTGGAGCACAGATATCAGCAACCGTTGGTGCTGGTGGAACATTAGCATTCCAGATTGTTGATGGTGGTTCTGGATATGTTAATCCTTCAATTGAAATTCCCGAACCAATATATGAGAATATGCCAGTTGTTGGTGTTTCTCGTCTGGGTGTTGGTGCTACAACAGAAACTGGAAAGAATCTCTTATTAAATCTCACTGTTGGTGCTGGTGGAACTAGTGTTGGTATTGGTAGTACCCTGTTCTCTGTTGATTCATTTAAAATTGTTAGAAATGGATATGGATTCCAAGTTGGTGATATTGTTAAAGTTGCTGGTCTTGTAACTGCTAAAGACTATACCAGTCCCATTGAAGATTTCCAAATTGAAATCACTCAAGTTTTTAATGATTTCTTCTCAGCATGGTCTTTTGGTGAGATGGACTACATTGATAATGTTAAAGGTTATCAAGATGGAACTAGAAAGAGATTCCCATTATTCTATAATGGTGAACTTTTGAGTTTTGAACTCGATCCAAACAGTGCTTTATCAAGTGCTATTGATCTTGATGCGGTCTTGGTCATTTTTATCAATGGTGTTTTACAAAAACCTGGATATGCCTATAACTTCACTGGAGGAACATCATTCATATTCACCGAACCACCTAAAGTACACGATAAGGTAGATATATTCTTCTATGTTGGTCAGCAAGGTGTTGATGTTTCGATCGTAACTGTTACCGAAACTTTAAAAGTTGGTGACGATTTATTTGTTAAGAAGCATCCAGAATTCCAAGAAACTGTCGATCAGCTTCTTCAGAGACCTATTGCTGAAATTTCTGGTTCTGATATTGTTGAAACACCAATTTATACTGGTCCAGGAATCGATCAAGATATCTTCAGACCATTCGATTGGACTAAGCAGAAACAAGATAAGTATGTGAAAGGTGATATTATCTACAAGACAAGATCATCTATAGAACCAAAAGTATTCCCAACAGCAAAGATTATTGGTGATGTAAATGCTGATTCCACACAAATCTTTGTTGATAATGCTCAGTTCTTTGATTATGACGAAATCATCTACGATTTAAACGTCAACACATTTGATTTTGATGCATTTATGATTCCACACCAAGAACCAATTGCTGCAGAATTTACTGCAACTGTTAATAATAGTGGATCAATTTCTGCTATTAATATTTCAAATCCCGGATTTGGATATACTACATCAACAATTGATGTTAAATTTGCTGCACCAAAGATTGTTGGTGTTGGAATTGGTACTACGGCATCTGCAACAGCAACTGTAGGTGCAGGAGGAGTTATTACCTCAGTAACTTTAACAAATCCTGGTCTTGGATATACATCGACAAATGTACCAAATGTTATTTCTGAAGTACCAAATCCAAATTACGAAATTATAACTGATGTTTTAAATGTTCAAGGATTTAGTGGAATTATTACAGGAATTAGTCCAACCACAGGTAGCGGTGGTCAGTCAGCGATTAAATTTAATTTTGCAGCATTACAAGATTATGGTAGAAATGGAGAAGCACAATTAGCACCTGATGCTTTAGATTTAGTTGCAGGATATCCTGTTATGATTTTCAATACATCTGTTGGTGATGGTGTAATTTCCGTCAATGATACAGATGCTGCTGTGGTTGGTATTGGAACTACATTCCTCGATAACATTTATATTGTTGATTCTATAACCAGTCTTGCTGCTAATGGTGAAATTATTTGTAATGTACATAGTGGAAGTAATTTGACTGGAATTACTTCTACAGGAAACTTTGATGAGTATAATGCAGGACTTACAACTTCTCTTGGAACTATTTCTTGGGGCAGAATATACAATTTTGACGAAAGAACATCACCAATTTCAATTGGTGTTACTGGATTAACTGTAGATTCTGGTTTATCAACATTCCCAACTATTCAAAGAAGAGGTGACTTTGGTGAAGGCAAGACTGGAGCCGTTCGTTCTAGAAAACCACTTGCTGATCCAGATATTATTGTTGATAACATTTTACCATTCTATCCATAATAAATACATAAAAAAAGATAACAATGTCAGCACTCGTTACTGATCAATTTAGAATTCTGAATGCCAGTAATTTTGTAGAGTCAGTCGAGAATTCTTCTAACTCATATTATATTACTGTGGGTCTTCCTAATCCAACCATCGTTGGATATGGGAGAAGTAATACGTGGAATACCAATCCACCAGCACCTATTGATAATCAATCATATAATAGTCACTCTGGCGATGTAGTATTATATGGTAAGAAAATTACAGCTTCAAATATTAGAAGACTTGTAAGAAGGATTGATTGGACTGCAGGAAGTCGATACGAAATGTATCGAGATGATTATAGTATTGTAAATCCATCTCCTATAACAAATGCATCTAGATTGTATGATGCAAATTATTATGTAATTAATTCCGACTATAGGGTTTATATTTGTATAGAAAATGGTTCAAGTGGAGATAATGTAAAAGGAAATGTATCCCAAGATGAACCAACTTTTACAGATTTAGAACCATCTAGAGCAGGTGATAGTGGGGATGGATATATTTGGAAATATCTCTTTACTATTAGTCCAAGTGATATTATCAAATTTGACTCTACAGAATATATTACAGTACCAAACAATTGGGAAACTACAAATGATTCTCAAATAAGAACTGTTAGAGAAGCAGGTGATTCTTCAGTAAATGAAAATCAAATTAAAACAGTTTTCATTCAAGATTCTGGAGCAAATTATGCTAATGGTCTTGGACAAGAAGTAGATATAATTGGTGATGGTACTGGCGGAAAAGTTAGAGTTGATGTTGTTGGTGGAAAAATTACTAACACAGTAGTTACGTCTGGTGGAAAAGATTATAGTTATGCATTAGTTGATTTGGGTTCTATCAATTCAAATACAACTGGAACCAGTGCAAATTTAGTACCTGTTATTCCACCATCAAAGGGACATGGATTTAATGTTTATAGTGAATTAGGAACCGATAAAGTTCTTGCATATGCAAGATTTGATGATTCTACTAAAGATTTCCCAGTTGATACAAGTTTTGCTCAAGTATCAATTGTAAAAAATCCAACAAAAGTTGGAACAAATGATGTATATCAAGAAAATACTTTTAGTGGATTAAATTCAGTGAAATTTTCCACAATTGTTGGAACACCAAAGGTTGGTGAAAAAATTCAACAAATTGTTGCTAATGGAGTAGGAAAAGCATATGGATATGTTGCATCCTATGATTCAGAAACAAAAGTTCTGAAGTATTTTGTAGATAGATCTTTGTTCTTAAATCAAACAACTTTTGATACTCAAGATTATACTGGTATTTCTACAAATGGAAAACCATATCCTTTTGAATCATCAGCAAACCAAATTTCTGGACAAACTTCATCATTCTCCGCTTCCATTGATACTGCGTTTGCAGGTATAACTACAAATCCAACAGGTACTAAGTTAATTAATCTTGGAGTTGATTTCACAGGAGGTATGGCTGTACCTGAGATAAATAAAGGGTCGGGAGAAGTTATCTATCTTGATAACAGAGCAAGTATTGCTAGAAACGCACGCCAAAAAGAAGATTTAAAAATTATACTGGAATTCTAAAAAATGCCACAGAAGACTAACCTCAACGTAAGCCCTTATTATGATGATTTTGATAAAGGTGATAACTATTATAAGGTCTTATTCAAACCTGGGTATCCTGTTCAGGCAAGAGAATTAACTGGTCTCCAGTCAATTTTACAGAACCAGATAGAATCCTTTGGCACTCACATGTTCAAAGAGGGTTCTATGGTAATTCCTGGAGGAATTACGTGCGATAATGCTTTTACTACATTAAAAGTAAATCCAGATCACTTAGGTATTGATATTAGTGTATATCTGGATTCTATTGTTTCTGGTAAAGGTACTAAAGTAAAGGGTCAAGATTCTGAGGTTGTTGGTACAATTAAGGGGTACTTACTCCCACCAACTCTGGGTGTTGAGGAAATTACTTTATTCGTCAAGTACCGTGATGGTGCATCTGATGGAGAAAGTGTAGAATTTGTGGATGGAGAAGTTTTAATTCTTCAAGAAAATGTAAGTTACGGTAATACAACTCTTGTTACGGGAGATACTGTATTTACAACAACTTCCGTTAATTCAACATCAACAGGATATGCTGTTGGTGTTGCAAATGGAGTCTATTTCATTAGAGGAACCTTTGTTGATGTTCAAGATTCCCAAATTGTTTTAGATCCATATAATAATGAACCATCCTTTAGAGTTGGTTTTGATATTGTAGAAGAAATTGTAAATTCTGATGAAGATCCAGATCTCAATGATAATGCTAAAGGGTTTACAAACTATGCTGCACCAGGTGCTGATAGATTAAAAATTAGTGTTAAATTATCTAAGAAGCAACTCACTGATAATGATGATACAAATTTTGTAGAGTTAGTCAGAGTAGATGAAGGTGAAATTAAGAAGTTACAGAATAAGTCAGAATATAATTTAATCAAGGATTATTTTGCTAAAAGAACTTTTGAAGAATCCGGTGATTATGCTATTGATAATTTCATTGTAGAAACTGCCGAATGTTTGAATGATGAAACTGGAAACGGTGGATTATTCAAATCTGATGAAGTAACTGATGAAGGAAATACTCCAAGTAAAGATTTGGTTTCTGTAAAAGTTTCTGCAGGAACTGCATATGTTAGAGGATATGATATAGATCTGGTTGGATCTACAGTTGTAGATGTTCCAAAACCAAGAACAACTAAGAGAATTCCAGGATCAGTTGTCCCATTTACTATGGGAAGTCTCTTAAAGATTAATAATGTTGCAGGAACTCCATATATCAATATTGGAGACGCTACAACTGGAAATAATACAACCAATACAAATATTGTTGAACTTTACAAGGAAAGAAGAAATGCAACGGGTATAACCCAAATTGCTGATGCAGCAACAGCAGGTCTTACTACCAAAATTGGTGAGGCAAGAGTTTATTGGTATGGTCTCAGTGATGATAGTTACAAAAATGATGCTACTGAGTGGGATTTGTATCTCTATGATATACAAACGTATACTGAACTGACTTTATCTAACACATATAGTCAAACAGATGTACCTCTATCATCTTTTGTTAGAGGAGTTTCTAGTGGAGCAACTGGTTATCTTGCTTCATCTAGTACTAATGTATATCAAATTAACCAAACTTCTGGAACTTTCCTTAAAGGAGAACCAGTTATTTTTAATGAGGAAGTAAAATTCCAAACAAATATCAAAGATATTACTGTATATACTACAGAAGACATCAAAGGTGTATTCCAAGATGCAGATGCTTTAAATACCAGTCTTCAAACCAATTTTGTTGCTAACACAGTTCTTCGTCCAAAACCATTAGCAAATTTTGCTAAGACTGATTTAATGAATATATCTGGAAGCACTGCTTCCAGAACCGCTAAGGTTGGCGGAAGATTTTTTAGTGGTGTAACCGGAATCAAACTGGGAAGAACAATTCAGTACCAGAATGGAAACGCAGATCCAATTTATGCAGATATTAGTGCTATTGCAGCAGATGGGACAAATATTACCTTAACAACACCAACATCAGCAGTTCCTGGTGTTTATAGAGCAACTCATACCAACGGAAACTATACATTTATGATGATGGTTCCTAAAATCATCAATTTTGGTTCTACTGGTCTATACTCACCAATGCCTGTAGCAAATATTGCTTCAGTTGATCTGGCAGGTGCCGACTTGACCATCTCAAAACAAATTAATGGTTTATCAGTTGCTAGTAATTCTTTAGAAATTACTGTTGCAGATGCTATTGATCCAAGTGCAGGAATAACTAGTGCTTTCTATGAAGCATTTGATGCAGAAAGATATTCAATCCACTATTCTGATGGAACAACTGATAAACTTACATCAGGAAAGTTCACATTAGGAGCAAACGGAAATTCTGTTTCATTTACTGGTCTCGATAAAGCATCAGATACAAATGTATCTGTTGTCGCAACTTTATCTAAAAAAGTAGTCACAAATAAATCAAAAGATTTTATTAGAAGTGAGCAATTATCCGTTGCTAGAACACAAAAATCATCTGCTCTTAACGGTCTTTCTGTTAGTAAGTATTATGGAACAAGAATTGAAGATAATGAAATTTCTTTAAATGTTCCTGATGTTGTAAATGTCCGTGCCGTTTATGAATCAACAGATTCTAACGCACCTGTTCTTGATAAGTTAACATTTTCAACAGGATTATCACTTGATGTTAATGCAATTGTTGGTGAAAAGATAATCGGACAAGAAAGTAGAGCCGTTGCTCAAGTAGTTAATAGGGGTTCTAATACCATTGAATATGTTTCAAGAAATACAAATACATTTATTGTCGGTGAAACTGTAAAATTCAGCGAGTCTTCAGTTGAAGCAGTTGTTCAATCCACAACAAAAGGAAGTTATGTGGATTTAACTGCAAACTATAGACTTGATAAGGGTCAGCGTCATGAATATTGTGATTACTCTAGAATTGTTAGAAGACCAGGTTCTCCAACTCCAGATAAAAAACTACTGATTATCTTTGATAAGTATGATATTGCTGCAGGAAATAGTGGAGATGTATTTACTGTAAATTCATACTCTGCAGATAGATTTACCAATGATATTCCAACTCTTCCAAATGGTCTTCGTGTTTCTGATTTAATTGACTTTAGACCAAGAGTAAAGTCTTTTGATATTACTACAACTGCTTCTCCATTTGCTTTTTCTAGCAGACAGTATGAAACCACTTACAAGTATGTCATCGCTCCAAATGAAACTTCATATGTTGGATATAGTTATTATCTGCCAAGAATTGATTTAATTTCAATTAATCGCCAAGGAGAGGTTGAAGTTACTCAGGGAGAACCTGCTGATTTCCCACAATCACCAGTTCTTGCTGATGATGCAATGGAAATTGCACAAATTAGTTATCCAGCATATCTCTATAATAGTGATAGTGATCCAAAAATTCTTCTAAGAGATAATAGAAGATTCACAATGCGTGATATTGGAAAACTTGAGGATAGAATTGAAAATCTTGAGGAAGTTACAAGCCTCACAATGTTAGAGTTGAACGCAAAGACTCTCTCTGTTACAGATGCTAATGGTCTTGATAGATTTAAGAGCGGATTTATTGTTTCAGACTTTAGAGATAAGTCATTAGCAGATCCAAGATATACTACTATTGATATCAGTAAAGAAGGAGCAACTGCTATAGCACCAATTGACTTCTGGTCAATGGATGCAGAACTTTCATTAGATCCAGGGATTAATCCAGACACTGCAGATTTAAGTCAAAACTTAAAACTTGCAGATCCTAGCATCCAAAAAACTGGAGATATGCTAACTTTAGCATATACTGAAGTTGATTGGTTAAATCAACCACACGCAACTAATGTTGAGAATGTAAATCCATTCAATGTAATTGTTTTCCAGGGTGCTGTGGTATTGGATCCTGCTTCTGATAATTGGGTAAGAACTATCTACATTGATGACCATAGAACTGAGTCTACTGGTGCTAAGTGGAAGCAAGAAGCAACTACAACTAAAGACGTAGATAAGAAAACTGAGTATGTCACCTACAAGAAAGGTGGTGGTAGAGGCGAAAAAGGTACAAGAGCATACACTACTACAACTATTACAACCACAACCAAATATAAACCAAAACTCAAAGGACCTTCTAGAGAGTTTGATTATGTTGAAGATGTAAAAGTATCTGGTGAAGCAGATCCATGGATGCGTTCCAGAAATGTCTACTTTAATGCAAATGGTCTGAGACCATTTACTAAGCATTATTTGTATCTGGATAGTCAGACAGTTGATATTATACCAAAACTTTGTGAGATCAATATGATTTCTGGTACTTTTAAAGTATTTGAAGATGCTGATATTTTTGATTCAAATAATAATAAAGTTGGATTTATTAGAGTTCAAAAACCAAATCATAAGTTTGGTGATAAATCAAGACCAGATATTGGTGCTGGATTAGGTTCTCCTGCGGTTCTTCCTGAATTATACTCGGCAGATCCATACGATAGAAATAGACCTGCTCCAGGTAATGCATATTCTCCAACTTCTAAACTGATTAACTTTGGTACTAGAGTTCTTTCTACCCAACAAAAATATTTTGGATATGTTGAAAAAGGTTTTACTGTTGTTGGAAAAACCTCAGGTGCTAGAGCAAGAATCACCAGAGCAGAGTTAATCTCTGATAATTGGGGTGATATTGTTGCTAACTTCTTCTTCAGAGATCCAAATAGCAAGCCAAAACCTGCTACTAGAGTCAAGAGTGGTACTAAAACTGTTAAAGTTACTGCGGTTCCACCAAACACTGTTGTTGTTCCTGGTTCTACTGTATTTGCATCCGAAGCACTTGGAACATATAGTGGTTCTGGAACTGTAATCACTCAGGATACAAGTAGAGTTTCTGTTAGAAATCCACCCAAACCTGCTAGAAAGAAAACAGAAATTGATGTTAAAGTAAAAGCACCTCATAGAGATCCTCTTGCACAATCGTTTACTGTTGATGGGCAGGGTGCATTCTTAACTTCATTCGATCTTTATTTTGCTTCCAAAGATCCTGAAGCAAAGGTATTCATTGAACTTAGAACAATGGAGCTTGGAACACCAACCTCTTTCTTAGTTCAAGATTATACTCAGGTTGCCTTGAATCCAAGTGATATTAACGTCAATACGGCAAATCCACTTGAACCTGTTCCAACAAGAATTCGTTTCTCATCTCCAGTATATCTTGAGGCTGAAAAAGAATACGCCATTGTAATTCTTTCACCATCATCCGATGCTTATGAGATGTGGACAGCGACTATGGGTCAAAAGACTGTTACAACCACAAATCTTCCTAACGTTCAGAATGTTGTTGTTACTAAGCAATACATTGGTGGTTCTCTGTTCAAATCCCAAAATGGTACTATTTGGACAGCAAGTCAGTATCAAGATTTAACATTCAAACTTTATAAAGCAAAGTTTGCTAAGTCTGGTACTTTGACCTGGTACAATAGTGATATTACACCTAAGGGAACAAATAGTGCAGTATTAAATGATAATCCAATTGAAGGATTACCAAGAAAACTTAAGTTACCCCTTACAGGTTCTATTAATACTGCCGTTGCTCTTGGAACAAAGGTTATTCAAGGTGCATCTGGTTCTAACGTTTGTGGTTTCGTAGAAAACTTTGGTGCTCCTGCTGCAGCAGTTGATATTGCTGATGGAGGAACTGGATATCTTGCATCACAAACTGGAATAACTGGAGTTGAATTATTCTCAATTAATGGAAAAGGAACTGGAGCAATCGCAACTATCAATACCGATGCTGATGGTAAAGTTTCTAGTGTAACTCTTACAAATAATGGTTCTGGATATGTAGATGGTGAATTGGTTGGTATTACAACTTCAACTCTTGGAACAGCAGCACAAAAAACCGGTTCTAATGCTAAGATAACAATCAATAGTATTGCAACAACACCAGATACTCTTTATCTAACTGATGTTCAAGGTGAGCACTTTACTAACACAAGTGCAGTTTATTACTATACAGATCCAAATGATGAAGCCACTAGAACAGATTCTTCAGCAACTGTCAATGGAACTTCAAGTTTGATTTCCAATAAGTTCTCTGGAAATGTCTTTAGAATTAAACAGCAAAATCATGCTCATCATGGTGGAAATAATAAGATTCAAATTGTTGATATTGAACCAGATACAAAGAAGACAACTTTGACTTCTGCTTTAGGTGATCTTGATACCACTGTATCCATTGCCGACACTACAATATTTGAAAAATTTGAAGGAATCACAACCTCCAGAGGATATGCACTACTGAATAATGAAGTTGTTTCTTACAGTGCTATTACTGCTGGAGTATTCCCTGCAGGTTCTCTAAGTATTAATACTAGAGCATTAGGTAATAGTGTAAAAACTTCTCATTCTGTTGGGGACTCTATTCAACCATATGAAGTTAATGGTGTTTCTCTAACCAGAATCAACACCGCTCACGATATTCCTTCCACATATTATACTACTGAAAATTCAAACATTGATTCTTACCACCTTGAATTTGATAGGACTTTGCAATCACCAACTGTTAGATCTACTGGTTCTTCAATGTTGAATTTTGCTTCCCAAAAAGGATTTGGTGGAAAAACGGTTGGAATCTCTCAAAATTATCAGTTTAGTTCAATTACTCCACAATTCAACACAATTACTCCAGGAAAAGGTACTAAAACAAGATCTGTTCTTAGAACCATATCTGGAACCAGTGCTGGTGGTAGTGAAGTATCTTTCATTGATCAAGGATTCCAACCCGTTACTCTTAATAAAGTAATCCAGTTAAAAACACCAAGAATGGTAGCATCTAAAGTCAATGAAACTGAAAGATTGACTGAACTTCCCGACAATAAGTCTCTTACTTTAAGGGTTGATTTTGCTACAGAAAATGAAGATCTTTCTCCAATGATGGATACTCAAAATGCAGTATTCGTTCTTGGAAGAAATAAATCTAACAAACCAATAGATGATTATGTAACTGATTCCAGAAGCAATGATTCTGAGGGAGATCCACATGGTGCAGTGTTTGTAACTAAAGGAATTTCTTTATCACAACCTGCAACAAGTCTTAAGATTTACATTGCTGCAAATAGGCAAGAAGATGCTGATTTTAGAGTATTCTATAAACTCTTTAAAGCAGATTCTAGCGGAGTCGAACAAAAATTTATTCCATTCCCAGGATATGATAATATGCTCGACTCTGATGGAGATGGTTTTGGTGATAGGGTAATTGATGAAAGTAAGAATAGTGGAAGAGCAGATGCTTATGTCCCACCAAATACAAGTGATGTGAATAGTTATTCCGAGTATCAATTTACTGCTGATAACTTAGATCAATTTACCGCATTTGCAATTAAGATTGTGATGTCTTCGACAAATGAATCCACACCTGTTAGACTAAAAGATTTTAGAGCAATTGCTCTTGCTTGATATGGAAAATTCTGATTTAATTCCCGTTGAGGGACATACTAATCTCTTTAGAGATAGAAATACCGGTGCTATCATTAATACTGATAGTTCCGGTTATATGCAATATAAAAAAATGAAACAAAGGAGGCAGACAGAACGGGAAGAACTTGATACACTGAAGAAGGATATTGACGAAATCAAATCTTTACTAAAGGAGCTTACTAATGGACCCAGATGACATAAAACTTGGAGCACTTTCCAAGCAATTCGCCTATCAAAAACTTGCAAACGAAATTGATGGTTGCGATTCTATGAGTATGTTAAAAGACATTGCTAAGTCATACGCAAAACTTTATCTAAAGCAGCAAGAAGTTGTAGGTACTTTAGGACTTGAAGGAATATAAATAATTCCTAGATTCCTGATAATCATCGTAAATGGCTGATATTAAAGTCAGGGTAGGTCAACAACCTGCAGTAAAAGTAATATCTTCGCTTGCTGGTGCCCAAGGACTTTCTTTGGCTGAACTTAGTGATGTTACTGCAACTAATTTGCAGAATGGAATGGTTCTGGTTTATAACAGTGCCATCCAGAAGTGGGAAGCAACGTTGGAACTTACACCAGGTGCAACTCAGAATTTAGACATCAACGGGGGAAACTTCTAAATGGCAAGTATTATTAGGATCAAAAGATCCTCTGGTACTAATAAACCAGCGACATTACAATGGGGAGAACTTGGATATGTAACTGGTATTGGTAGTTTTGGTGGAACTAATCAATATAAAGATAGAGTTTTCCTCGGAGACGACGGCACTAATGCCCATCCAATAGGAGGTCACTTCTACACCTCCATGATGGAGCATCCTGCAGGGCATATTGCTAATCAGGTAAATGCCAATAACAGAAACCAAGACAGAGGTGTTGTTGCTGTTACAGTTCCTTCACCAAACTCTGGTTTAGGAGGTGTTGAGTCACTTAAAGTTGACCAGTGGAACGTAGATAACTTAAGACTTGACGGAAATGTAATTTCTTCCACAAATACTGATGGAGATATTAGGTTAGATCCAAATGGAAGTGGTGAAGTACTCATTCCCGATGATACTTTCTTTACTTTCGGTGATGATGATGATGCCAGAATTGAATACGATGAAGATGGAACAAATCGTGTTCAAGTAACTGGAGCTCCATGGACTTGGAATACAGATATTCAGGTAACTGCATCATCTCAATTCGGTGATATTAATATTTTCGACAATATCATCTCTACTGGATCTGGTTCAGGTGATATCATGTATCTGGATCCATATCCAGATGGTCTCAGTAATGAAGGTACCGTAATTGTTAAAGGTAACCTTCAAGTTGATGGTACAACTACTACTGTTAACTCAACTTCAAAGACTTTAAACGATCCAATTTTCCATATTGGTGATGTTACAAGTACCAGAACCGTAATGGCGGACGCTAATTCTGGTGCTACATCTTTGACTCTGGATTCTGTTGTTGGTATTAATACTGGTGATGCTCTCTCTGGTACTAGTATTCCTGCTGCAACTGTAATTAGTTCTTATGATACTGGCGCTAAAACGATTACGTTTAATAACGCCACAACTGCTGGTATTTCTACCACAGCACAAGTAACTATCACTCACGGATACGATAGTAATACTGATAGAGGTATTTCTTTCGCATTCAACAGTGGTTCTGGTGTTGCTGATAACAAGACTGGTTTCTTTGGTATGGACGACAGTTCCATCGCCAACAGTGCGGCGGATGCCGATAACCACGGAACTCATGCAGACGATAGTAGAAGATGGACCTATGTTCCTGATGCTTCTATTGCTAATAGTGTCGTCACAGGAACAAAGGGATTCCTTGATATCAAAGGTATCTATTACCAGTCTGGTGATTATGCTACTGGTGGTGTTGTCTACTTTGATGATACTGGTCTCCAGAGATCTACCAATGCACCTGCTTCACCAGTTTCAACATCTAAGCAAGTCTTAACTGCAATTACAAAAAAAGACTTCATATTGTCGGTAGCAATTACTGCTTCTGCTGGTGATATTATCAGACAAGATAGCACCGGTGCTTTTGGTGTTGTTGAATCTGGAGTTACTGGTTCAACAACCGTAAGTTTGATTGGAATCGAAGGTGCATTTAATACCTCAGACAATTTGAGAAGAGAAGGTCAGAACGGATTTATTACAAATCTCGCTTCAGTCCCCAACACAATTACCGACATATATACTAACAAACCCCATTGGACTTCAACACTCGACGGGGGTACCTTCTGACATTAAATGGAAAACCAATCTGAAGTGGACGTGAATGTCCTGATTAAAATTTATAATTCTAAATTAGCAGCAGTATCAAATCAAAATGTTCTTCTTGAGGCAAAGTTAGCAACTCTGTCTCAAGATTATAAGGAACAACTCGATGCTTTGCTAGAAGAAAACGCCGACCTTAAGGCACAATTAGAAAAGTAATATGGCAAAACCATCAACTAGGCAAGGACTGATTGATTACTGTTTACGTCAACTTGGTGCTCCAGTGTTGGAAATCAACGTGGACGATGACCAAATTGATGACTTAGTTGATGATGCTATTCAATATTTCAATGAACGTCATTATGATGGTGTTGAAAAAATGTACCTCAAATACAAAATCACCGAAGATGATGTAAATAGAGGTAGAGCAAAAGGAACTTCTGGTACAGGTATTGTTGGAACTACTGCTACAGATACTTCCAATAGAACTTATAACTGGTATGAAACTGAAAACTATATTCAAGTTCCAGATTCTGTAATAGGAATTGAAAAAGTATTTAAATTTGATACTAGTTCCATCTCTGGTGGAATGTTCAGCATTAAGTATCAACTATTTCTAAACGACTTATATTATTTCAACTCTGTTGAACTGCTTCAGTATTCAATGGTCAAGTCATATCTTGAGGATATTGATCATCTGTTGACTACAGATAAGCAAATTAGATTTAATAAGAGACAAGATAGATTATATCTGGATATTGACTGGGGTTCACAACCGAAAGACGAATTTATTGTTCTTGAGTGCTACAGGGCACTTGATCCAGCAACATTCACCCAGATTTATAATGATAGTTTTATGAAACTATATCTTACTGCTCTCATCAAGAGGCAGTGGGGAAGAAATCTTAGTAAGTTTAAAGGAGTTAAACTTCCTGGTGGTCTTGAACTTAATGGAGGAGAAATTCTTCAACAAGCAGAATCAGAATTAGCAGATATCAGATCAAGAATGATGTCTGAGTTTGAATTACCACCCCTCGATTTTATTGGATAATGGCTCTTAATCCTTTCTTTTTACAAGGTACTGCAGGTGAACAGAGACTAGTCCAAGATCTGGTCAATGAGCATCTGAAATTTAATGGTGTAGAAGTATTATACATTCCCAGAAAATTTGTAAATACTAAGAATATTATCGAAGAGGTTCAAACTTCTAAGTTTGATGATAACTACTCAATTGAAGCATATATTAATAATTTTGATGGATATTCTGGTGCAGGAGATATTTTAACAAAATTTGGTGTAAGTGTAAGAGATGAACTTATGCTTACAATCTCCAAAGAGAGATTTGAAGAATTTATCGCTCCATTTTTGGCAGCAGAAGATGATGGAACTGGAACTGGTGAAATCATTTTATCAACTAGACCAAGAGAAGGAGACGTAATATACTTCCCATTAGGAGAGCGTTTATTTGAAGTTAAATACGTTGAGCACGAAGATCCTTTCTACCAGTTAGGTAAGAACTACGTTTATCAACTCAAATGTGAACTCTTTGAATATGAAAATGAGGTATTTGATACCTCTATTGAGACAGTTGATACTTCTGTTCAAGATCAAGGATTTATAACAACATTGAATTTGGTTGGTGTTGGAAGAACTGCTACTGCCGTTGCACAAATTAATGGAACAGTTCCTAGTGGATATATCAGCAAAATTCACTTGAACAATGATGGTTCTGGATTTACTTCCGTACCAAAAATTAATATTGCACCTTCACCAACAGGTCGGATTGGTGATAATGCTGAAGCAGTTGGTTTCTTAACTACTAAAGGTGATGTCACTTCTCTTGAGAAGATTCTTCTGATAAATGCTGGTGCAGGATATACAGTAGCACCAACCATTACAATTACAGGTGGTGGTGGAGCAGGTGCTGCAGCAACAGCATCCATTAGAACTACTGGTGCTGGCGTCATAAGAATTAATGTTATTGACGGTGGTGTTGGTTATAGCACTGCTCCAACAGTAACGATTAGTGGACCTCCAATCAGTTCAACACCTGTTGATGTTAATGTAGTAACAACTGTTGATGATAATTTCTCATATAATATTTCTGAGCAATTTGATTCGGAGATTATAACGTTTGATAGAGAATTAACATTCGATAAGAATTCATAAATAGAAGAAAGTATTTTTTACAATGGCACTATTAGGTATATCAACTGGAACTACACCAAATGATGGTACTGGCGATTCGTTGATTGTTGGTGCCGATAAGATTAATAAAAATTTTGAAGAAATTTATAATGCTATTGGAAATGGAACTACCATCTTTGCAGGTAGTCCAAATATGCAGGCTGGTATCATTACTGCATCAGCATTTTATGGTAATGGATCAAACCTAGAAGGTGTTGGTGCTGATGTAAGTATTCAAGATAATGGGACTGGAATTGGTACTGCAAGAGTTATCAATTTTGGAGATTATCTTGATGTATCTTCAATTACTTCAACAGGAATTTGTACAGTAACTTCCACATTTGTTGGTAGTAATCAACTTGGAGTAAGAACTGATGTCTCGCAGACAACAGGTTCAATTGCAGATGATGCAGCAGCAGATATTCAATTTGCTGGATTCAAATCATATACACTATACAAAGTTCAAACTTCTGCTGCTGCTTGGGTTACACTATATACAAGTCCGACAACAAGAACTGCAGATGCAAGTAGAAATATAAACACAGATCCAGCAAACGGTTCCGGTGTTATTGCTGAAGTTATTACAACTGGCGCACAAACTCAGTTAATTACTCCAGCAACTATTGGATTTAATGACGATAATCCTGTTACAACTACGATTTACGCTAAAGCAGTAAATAAGAGTGGGAGCACGCAAAATATTACAGTAACTCTAACTATCCTTCAATTAGAAACCTGATGGAAGAATATATTGTAGTCGTTAAAGATCATCAGTGTCTCCAATCACTATATGATGATTTAGAAACTTCTGGTGGAACATCCACAGTTCCAGAAAGATGTGTAGAATGTTGCAGAAGAAAACCTGCAAGTAGAAGTACGCATTATATGCTCAATCAAGAAGAAGTAGAAGTACTTCTAAATGATGATAGGGTAGAAGGTATTGATTGTAAAAGAGAATTAGATCAAGAGGTAAAAGTTTCATTCTATGAGCAACAATCAGATTTTTTTAATAAAGGAGCAGGAAACAATTCATCTCACATAAATTGGGGTCTATTGAGATGTACTGAGGGGCAAAATAGATATGCTTGGGGTGCTGATGGTATTCCATCACAATCAGGTATTGCAACTGTAACTCAGACTGGAAGAAATGTTGATGTTGTAATTATAGATACTATTATAGATGCAAATGATCCAGAGTTTGCAGTTAATTCTGATGGAACTGGTGGTTCTAGGGTAATTCAATATAATTGGTTTCAACATAATCCACAAGTTACTGGTGGTGCTGTTGGTACTTACGACTATGGTGTAATTCCAACAGAGAATCATGGTAATCATGTTGCAGGAACTGTTGCTGGAAACACTCAGGGTTGGGCAAGAGATGCTAATATCTACAACTTCAATCCATTCGGAGGAGATGGTGTAAATAACAACAATCCAGATCCAAGTGGAGCAGATACATTTGAATATATTTTACAGTTTCATTTAAATAAACCAGTCAATCCAAAAACTGGTAAACAGAATCCTACTATTATCAATAATAGTTGGGGAGCTCTACTTAGCAGATCACGACCACCGCAATCAGAAACCGATCCTAATAAAGTTGATTATATTGACCATCAGGGAACCAGAATTGAAGGACCACTGACAGATGCTCAGTTGGAACAATATGGTGTAATGGATTTTACAACAACTGGAGGAGCCTTTGGTGCAGGGGAAGTAAAGGTTGGTTCTTATAATTCCACTAATTCTAGTGGAACTGCAGCAATAGTAGATTGTTTGAATGCAGGTATACTCATTTTCAGTTCTGCAGGAAATTCAAGGTATAAAATAGTCAAGTCAGGTGATCCAGACTATAATAATTTTTATGGTGGTCATGCAGCATATAATAATAGTTATAGGAATGGTGTTGCATATCATAGAGGAAATTATGTAGCAACTAGTGGAACTACAATTATTGTTGGTGCAACAAACTCTGCAGTTGTTGATGCTAAAAGATCATTCAGTGATTGTGGACCTGCTGTTGGTGTATATGGACCAGGAACAAATATTCAGTCATCTGGATTGAATAGTGGTGTAGCAGATCCAAGAAATTCAAATTATAATAGACTAAAACTCAATGGGACCAGTATGTCTTGTCCGCAGGTTACTGGAGTAGTTGCTTGCCTCTTAGAAAGATACCCAGAAATAACTCAAGCATCTGGACAATCTGGATATGATGGTCCAAAGGTTTCAGGATCAAATGATGTTCAAGATTATGTTAATGAATATTGGAGTAAGGATCAACTACTTGATACTGGTGGAAGTTATACTGATGAAAACTCTTTGCAGGGAGGACCTAATGTATATTTGAAATTCCAAAGAGAAAGAGAATACAGTGGTCAAATGACACCTACCCATAAAATGTGGTTTGTTAGACCATCAAGTGGAAATATTTGGCCAAGGAAACCTCCAACTAGATATGAGAGATAAGATAAATAGTAAAAAAACTATTCGTCATAATGCCAGCAGGAAGAGAAAATAAATTTGCTAGAGCTAGGCATCATTTGAGATCCACTCATTTGTTGGAAGGTCCTACTAATAATACTTCTGGATACTTTACGATTGAACCAGATGAAGTTATTGTTACGCCTGCAGTTAGAGTTGAACTTGATTTAAATGCTGATGATCCATCACTTCTGGGAAAAGACACCTCAGGTCTTTTTGATGAAAATGGAGACCCATCAACTGAAATGCCTCCTGGAGATACTAGTTACATTCTAGGACCAATGGTTAGTGTTTACTTTCCAGATGGTGATTATAGTGCTATTGGATATATTCAAAAAGATACAAGAAAAGTAATTAACCTCGCTAGAATACCAGGAACAGTAAGTGGTTGGGGTATTGGTGGTAATGTTGAGGGATTTACGAGTTATAGTCAACTTACAGTAGAACAAGCTCTATGGTATAGAGATAAATTGATTAATGGAGATGTCTCAGACTATAGAGTTTTTTATGTTGGTGTTTTTGAACAAATAAATTCAGAAAATCCAAATAGGGACGTTACTGATCCCAGTGCTGGTGTAGATAAAGATGAATTTGATAGATGGATTGGGCAAATTATTAGTGCTGCTCGTGTTTTAGTACCAGAAATATCCAATGTAATTAAAGGTAAATTTGGTCCAGATCCAGATATACCCCCAGGTATTGCAAATCCATTTACTAATCCATCACAAGCACTGAAAGATGTTATCGACCTTATTGGGTATGGCAACAGTCAAGCCAGATCAGCTCTTCTTGGAATACCATCAAATATTCTAAATGATATTTTAAGCACTTCTATTAATAAAGAAGGAATTGCTGCAGGAATCAATATGGCGGGTAAGATAACAGGATTAGAGTCTGCCACAAACATGCTTAATGATTATAATGAATTTTTGGCAAATCCAAATGGACCTGGTTCTAGTCCAGATAATAGACTTGATGCAAGTAGTTCATTAAGCCCAACAGACTACACAAATCTTTCTAATGCTGTAAATACTCCAGAAATTAATAATCTAATTAGTGGTCTACAAAATGGTGAGTTTAGTGACGAAGTAGTTTCTGTTCCAGGTCTTGGTGAATTTACCGAAGCAGATATAAAAAAAGACACATTAAAAAATACAATTGAGAGGGCAGTAAATGATCAAATTTATAAGAGTGCGGGATTAGATAATAGTTTACACAATAATGTACAGGTTGATATTGATCAAACTATAGCAACTGGTAATATTGTTTTAACAAAAGAATACGTCTTTAGACCAGGTGGAAGTGTTGCACAGGCGGAAAGTAATCCAGTTGGAAAAGTTTTATCATCTATGGGTGTCCCTTTAGATACAGCAGGATCGGGAAATCCAATTATGACTTATGCAGGATTTGCTGCCGCCTCAGTTGGTTTAAGTAATGCGGAAAACCATGGTGGAGTATATAATGCACCAGGAATGTTTTATCAAGTAACATTGCCTATGGGTGGAAATATGGGAGAATCTAGATATTCATTTAAACCTACTATTAAAGAAAATAAGTATAAAAATTTGAAAAAACCATACATTCTTCCAGAAATAAAACAAGAAAAAATAAAGTATCGCCCTAAAGTTAATAAAACTGGTACAAGATCTGTTGGTGATGGTCTAATGAAGAAAGCAGAAGTTCCAACATCCTTCAAGAGACTTGAGGATACTATGTGGAAGAAGCAAGATCGCCATTGGAATGCGAGATACTCTCAAGAGAGAAAGAATATGATTCTGGATGCAGTAGGAACTTCAGATCACGCTTGGGAATATATTACAGATCGTAGTGCATCTGATAATGAGTCAAAAGTATATGAGAACTTTGGTCAGGGTATTAAAAATCAAATAGTGAGTAAGAAAAAAGTTGGAAACGACTATATTGTTAAAATGTATAATGAAGAAGGAAAATTAGAAACTTTAACACAATCAGTCTTAAATGAGCGTCTCCAAAGGGAGCATGAGTTAAACTGTAACATTAAAGAACAAGAGACTTTAGATGCATATAATGATCCTCTTGTAAGAAGAATTAAAAATAAATTAAGAACACAAATTGATTATGAGGATAAACCTGCTATCATGGGGTATCCAGATGAAAAACCAAAACAAATGAACCAGGGGTGGCATCCGGACTATGGTGATAGGCACGATTATTATAATAGATTAGATAGACATAGTGCAGATACTATGCAGAATGCTCCTACACAAGATCCAAAAATTGATATGAAGGTTCAAAAGCAAACTACCAGACAGAAGGCATTAAAAATTATTAATGATGTAAGAACTTCTAGAACACGGTATGCAAAGGCAACAAAGAAAAATAAATAGTTCGTTGGTAAACCAATAAAATGGCAAGAACAGTACCTGGATCGGGAGCAGTTATATCAGCAAATTTTAATTCCTCATATGGAATTGAATCGTTTACCATCTCAAATGGGGGAACTGGATACGCTTCAACAGATCCTCCACAAATATCAATAACAGGGACTACAGTACCAACTACTGCTGGATCTTTTTATCCAATCATAGTTAATGGTGAAATAACATCAATTAAAATTCTGTCTTCTGGTTCTGGATATATCCCATTAGTATCAGTAGCATCAACGGCAGTCGGTATTGCATCTATCACAAGAGTAGGAAACAACGAATTTACTGTTGGTAATGATATTGTTAGTGCTATCCTTCTTGAGGATCCTGGATTTGGATATAGTTCTCAACCAACTGTTACGATTGCAGATCCTGCAATTATTTCTGGTGCTTCAGGAAACTTCAGATTTAATGAGATTGTTAGAGGTGAAAGGTCTAGAGCTGAAGCAAGAGTAAGAGAGTGGGATAACGTAAATGCTCTCTTAAAAGTATCTCATGTTTCAATAGGTTCAACTATACCGATAGGATTCTTCCCAGGAGAAATGGTTGTCGGTACAGAGTCTGGCGCATCTTGGATGGTTCAGGTTTATTCGCATGATGATACATATGATAAATATACCGAGAATGATGAGTTTGAAACTCTTGGAGATAATCTCTTAGATTTCACTGAAACTAATCCGTTTGGGACATTTTAATGTTAGGAAATTATTATTATCACGAAATAATCAGAAAGACGATCATCGCATTTGGAACCTTATTCAATGATGTTCATGTTCGTCACACTGATCAGGCAGGAAATGCTGCTGGAGATTTAAAAGTCCCACTTGCATATGGTCCAAGTCAAAAATTCTTAGCAAGAATTACTCAACAGGCAGATTTGAATAAACCAATTCAAATTACAATGCCTAGAATGTCATTTGAAATGACTTCTATTGACTATGATCCATCTAGAAAGTCTAGTTTAGTTCAAACTTTTAAAACTTGTGATGATGGAAGTAAGGTAAAGAAAGTATTCATGCCTGTTCCATATAATATTGGATTTGAATTAAATATTCTGTCCAAATTAAACGATGATTCTCTTCAAATTTTAGAGCAAATTCTACCATATTTTCAACCACATTTTAACTTAACTATTGACTTAATTGAGTCGATTGGAGAAAAAAGAGATATTCCCATTATTCTTGAATCAGTCAATTTTCAAGACGACTATGAAGGAAACTTCGATACAAGAAGGGCACTGATTCACACTTTAAGATTTACAGCAAAAACATATCTGTTTGGTCACATTGCTGATAGTAGTGACGGACTTATTCGTAAGGTTCAGGTTGATATGTATAGCAGCACTGATCGTAAAACTGCTAAGCGCGAAATGCGTTACACAGTTACACCAACATCAAAGATTGATAGAAACGATGATGGTGTAATCAATTCTGCAGATCATCTTCTCCTCGAACCTGGAGATGACTTTGGATTTGATGAAGAATGGCAGTTCTTAGGAGACGGCAAATCTTATAGCCCAACTAGACAAACTGATATTTAATAACCATGAGCGATAATTATGAGTCCATTGACAACGCACTTGATATTGAAAGTAGCATTGTTGAATCAAAACCAATGAAACCTGTTCCTCCAAAAGAGGAAAAGACTGATATAAAGAAAGATTATGAATATACTCGTGCTAATTTATATTCTCTTATAGAAAAAGGTCAGGAAGCAATTAATGGTATTATGGAACTTGCTGGAGAAAGTGCAAGTCCCAGAGCATATGAAGTTGCTGGTCAATTAATTAAGTCAGTTGCAGATACTACCGATAAATTAGCAGACCTCCAGAAGAAACTAAAAGATATAGAAGAAGATACTACTAAAAAAGGTCCAAGCAATGTTACAAATAATGCATTGTTTGTCGGATCAACAAGTGAGTTATCGAAACTACTCAAACAAGGTTTTCTAAATAATACAGAAGATACTCCCAAATAATGGCGAAAAAATCCTGTAAAAAAGGATATTACTATTGTTACGCTTCTAAAAAGTGTAAGAAAATCCCTATGGGATATGTCGTTGGTATGGGTGGTTGGCTCCGTAAAGAAAAAGAAGAAGACGAAACTGAGGGTAAGAAAAAGAATGGGAATGGAAATGGTGCAAATGGCGATGGAAATGGGAATGGGGAGTCTGATGGGGGCTCTAATGGCGGAGGAGTATCGGAATCGTGGAGTGCAAAGTATAAAAAATCCATCGATTGTAATAATCCAAAAGGATTCTCTCAACGAGCACACTGCCAGGGTAGAAAGAAAGTGAATGAAGCAACAATGAGTTCTGCCCAAAAAAGAAAAGACACTATGCTGAAGAAAAAATATGATAAGTCTGATATGAAGCAGAATATGATCGATCAGTATGGTAAAGAAGAAGGTACCAAAATTTACTTTGCTACTATTCGTAAGCAGGCAATGAAAGAAGAAAAGAAAGGTGACCATGAAATTTCCATGGCACAATCTCAGTTAAAAAAATCTGAGCGTAATATTAAAAAGTTGAGAAAAGCACTCGGTACAAAAGAAAGAGATATTCCTGCCTGGGTACAAGCAAAAATCACAGATACGGAGCACAATACCGATGCCGCCGCTGGATATATGGAAGAAGGAAAACGTGATGGTAAGTCTGCTAAGTCCAAAGGTTACTCACTCCGCGACTGGTTTAAAGGTGGTGGTTGGGTTCAAGCAGGTGGTAAGTACGATGGAAAACCATGCGCTAGACAACCAGGACAAAAAACTAAACCATTTTGCCGTGATGCTGATGATCGAGCCAACATGAGTAAAAAAGAGAGAAGTAGAAGAGCAGCAAAAAAACGTAGAGAAGATCCAAATCCCGATAGAAAAGGAAAAGCAAAAATGGTAACCGACAACTATTCAAACTGGAGAAACGAACTTCAACTAGATGAAGGCATGGGTCTTGGTCTTGCTGCTGGTGCTGCTGCACTCGCTGCTGCGCCATATCTTGCTAAAAAGTTTTTAAAACCAAAGGTAGATAAAGTTATTGATAAAAAAAGAAAAACTGCTCCAATTGGTGGAGATAGAAGAGTTCCTCAACTGGAAGGACGTTATTCTGGTGGCGGTGGTCTGAGACCTGGTGATAGAATTAAAATGCTTGATGGAAGTTTGAAGTCCCTTAAAGACATTGATGCTAAGTTAAAAGAAAAAGGTACTAAAAAAGAAGAAGTTCAAATGGAAGGCAAGAAAGATGCTTGCTACCATAAGGTCAAGTCTCGTTATTCTGTTTGGCCAAGTGCATATGCATCTGGTGCATTAGTCAAGTGTCGTAAAGTTGGCGCTAAGAATTGGGGCAATAAAACCAAGAAAGAAGGTTATGAGTTCTCCAACTGGAGAGATGACTTTGAAGCAATGGAATTTGAGTCTGTAGATATCATCAAAGCAGAACCACTGAAACCAACTGATGGTATCGGTAGCAAAATGCTTGGTGAAGCAAAAAAGTGCTGGAAGGGTTACAAAAAAGTAGGAACCCAAAAACTCTTCGGTAAAACTTATAACCGTTGCGAAAAAATCAAAGAAGACTGGCAGAAGTCAAACCGTAAAGACGGTGTTGATGGTATGAGTCAGAAATCTGTTGATGCTTACAAGCGTGAGAATCCAGGTTCAAAGTTGCAGACTGCTGTAACAGGTAATCCAAAAAAAGGAAGTAAGGATGCAAAAAGACGTAAGTCTTTCTGCTCTCGTTCTAAGGGTCAAAAAGATATGCATAATATCGATTGCACCAAAACCCCAGATAAGAAAATCTGCAAAGCACGTAAGCGTTGGAAATGTTGAATTAGGTTTTTATTATGAGTGAACAGTATCTTGGTAATCCTAATCTAAAAAAAGCAAATACACCGATCAACTTCACTGAAGAGCAGATCGTCGAATTTTTGCGTTGTAAGGAAGACCCCGTTTATTTTGCAAACAACTACATCAAGATTGTTTCTCTTGATGAAGGTCTTACACAATTCCATCCATATCATTTTCAGGAAAAATTAATTAACAACTTCCATGAAAATAGATTCAATATTTGCAAAATGCCAAGACAGACTGGCAAGTCCACTACTGTGGTATCTTACCTTTTACATTACGCTGTTTTTAACGATAGCGTTAATATTGGTATCCTAGCAAACAAGGCAGCAAC